AAGAGGGCCACACTATGGCGTTATGGTTTAGCCTTAACTGGAGCTTGGAGCTTTACCAGCAATTTAATAAAAGATTGCATAGGCAGGGGCGCAATTACCCTGTAGTTATAGGCCACCTCATCGCGCAAGGCACGGAGGACGAAACAGTTAAAAAAGCGCTGGACCGAAAAGGCTCTACGCAAGACGTTTTGATGGACGCCGTAAAGGCTAAGATTGCTAAGTACAAAAAAAAGCTTTAAATAATTATAGATTTAGTTTGTATATATCGAATTAATTTATATATTTGTAAAAGCTAATCGCAACGAAGCTATTAGTATAAAATGTAAATAAGATGCAAAAACAAGCGCAGAATTTAGTAAAAGATCTATCCTTTCATTTTGGAAAGCATGCAAGGATTGACGACCAGGAAATAAAAATAAATGTGCAAAAATTAGATGAGGACGATTTAGGAGTACTTAGCGAACTAGCTAATCTATCGGGGCACACGCGTATAATTAAAAGATCGGGTACAGGGCTAGTAATAATTTTTAAGTCTAAATTCTGAATCTATGCAAACTCTATTCATAGCCGCCCTCGTAATATGGGGGCTATTAACCCTGGTCGTAATTATATCCGTAATTAAAAACCTAAGAAAATGACAACTAAAAACAGCGCACAAATAACAGGCTTTTGCCCTAGCTGCGGGAACTCTTGCAACTTAAAAAAAGACCTGGACGCGCAAGACTATTGCAATGACTGCAGACCCGGAACGCCTACCAGCCGATTAGCCGAGGAGCTGGCAAAGTTCAGAAACGGAGAAGAGCGTTACGCATCTAACGATATATTTATACAGGCTTTAAACTCTCTAGCTGCAGGCGTGGGGGTTTACGCCGTACTGGATAGCGTGCTCCGCCGTCTAGATTTCCAACGTATAGTTTACGTCCGCCAAAAAGAAGAAATAAGACAATTAACTGAAAAACTTAAGAAGTATGAAGCTCTTTAAAAAGAAAACCCGAACAGAGATAGTAGAGGAGAAAATCGAGGCTGTAATGCACGACATTTTAACGCTAGATTTCACAAGCGAAGAGATCGCCGTTATAGTAAACAGCCTGCAAGATAGCGGGCGTATAGTCCTCGAGCGAAGAGCCGAAGAGCTCGAAAAGGAGCTAAGTAAAACTATCATGGCTATCGCAACTTTTAACTAATAGTCGTAAAAGTAAGAATTTACGCCTATCAAATATTAACCGCCCCCGAGGCGGTTTTTTCGTTTTAAGGCAGAGCGTAAACAAGACGTAAACAATAAAGGCGCAAAATAAACAAAGGTTGTTTACGCATGAGCCTATAAACCGTAGGGGCCAACAAGGAAGTAAACTAATAAACTATATATTTAATATAATAATAAGAATAATAATAATATAATATAAAACCTACATAATAATAATAATAATGCGTATATTGTATATTATATATATATTGGCGGTTTCTTTGTTTATTTGGTTTACAATGCGCTAAGCCTAACAACGGCGGGGCTTAACAGAGAAACAAAGGATTTAATATTGTTTACATCTTGTTTACTTTTAGACATAAAAGCCTTAAAGCCAGCTAGTTACTTTGTTTATTCGTTGTTTACGCTAAGTTTTTTAGTTTTTTAGTTTTTTATTTGTTGAAATGTTTTAAGTTTTTATATCTTTGAGGCATGAAGTATACACCAGCCGAAAAATTAGCAGCCTTTAAGAAAGTTATCCAAGCCATCGAGCTAGGGGCTTCGGTGCGCTCGGCTACTCGTTCGACCGATACGGTTAACGCCTCTACGTTTCACGAGTGGATAGCAGCAGACGCAGAGCTAGCCAAGCAATACGCGCGCGCGACTGAATTACGGGCTGAGGCTATTTTCGAGGATATTCTAAGCATAGCCGACGAAAATCACAAAGACGTTTACATCGACCCTGAGGGCTGCGAGCGAGTAGATAAGGACGTCGTACAACGTGCAAGGTTGAGAGTTGACGCCCGTAGGTGGGTACTGGCTAAAATGCAGCCTAAAAAATACGGCGATAAGCTGGACGTCACTAGCGGCGATAAGCCTTTAGTCGCGCCGATTATCGGGATGGTTATAAAAAACGAAACGCCGCAAGAGCCGCAAAACGATGAGTTCGACGATCTCAATTGAGTTTAACACCAGGGGCAACGCTAAGCAGCTCGAAGTCGCTAAGTACTGGCTGGACTCCGAAGTCTCAGATATAGCCTACGGAGGCTCGAAAGGCTCGGGAAAGTCCTACCTAGGGGCCTCACTGATCTTAGGCGACGCGCTGATCTACGCAGGGACCCACTACTTTATCGCCCGTAAAAAGTTAAACGATTTACGAAAATATACACAGCCTACAATAGTCGAGGTTTTTACCGACTGGGGGCTAGACGACCGTTACTACAGCTTTAACGGCCAAGACAACTTTTACACGCTATACAACGGCTCAAAGATATTTTTACTAGAAGCCGCCTACCTACCAAATGACCCCGATTTCGAGCGCTTCGGATCTATCCAAATGACGCGCGGTTGGATCGAGGAGGCGGGAGAGCTACACCCCAAGGCTAAAGCAATGCTGCAGGGGACTATCGGCCGCTGGAAAAATGACCTCTATAACCTACCAGGCAAGCTACTTGTTACGCTAAACCCCTCAAAGAATTTCGTTTACGAGGACTATTACCTAGCCAACAAAGAGGGACGCCTGCCGTCTTACCGTAAGTTTGTGCAAGCCTTACCGACTGATAACAAGATGTTGCCTAAAAACTACATTAGGGACTTAATGCGAGCCCTTAAAGGCGATGAGAAAAGCATTAAGCGATTAGTTTACGGCGACTGGGAATACGACGATAACCCTTACAGCCTTTACGACTACGATAACATTTGCAACCTCTTTACCAATTCTTTTGTTAAGGCGCTAGGCGCGAAATACATGACTGCAGACATTGCCTACATGGGGGCTGATATTTTTACAGTATTCATTTGGCACGGCTTTAGGGTTATAAAGACGTACGGCATAGATAAAATAGACGAAACGGCTATCGGCACCAAGATAAAAGAACTAGCCGAAGAGCACAAGATCCCGTATTCAAATATAACTTATGACGCGGACGGACTTAGAAAGTTTACAGCTAACAGCCTTACCAAGCTGACCGCCGCAAAGCCTTTCATTAACAACGCCGCCCCGCTTAAAGACAAACAGTATAAAAACCTCAAAACGGAGTGCGCTTTCATGCTTAAAGACCACTTACAAAAAGGCTTAATATTTATCGAGGACCTAACGTTTAAGCGCCAAATTATGGCAGACTTAGAGCAAATATGTAGAGAGCCGACCGACGACGAGGGCAAAATTAAGCTAGAAAGTAAAAAGGAACTTAAAAAGCGTACAGGCAGATCGCCCGACTGGTTCGACGCCCTGCTAATGAGATTTATATTTGAACTAAAAACGAGACCAGTATGGGACTAAAAACTAAAATCCGTAACGCCTTAAAGCGTCCGAGCAAAAAAGAGAAAGCTGTACTCAGGCACGAGGGCGCCCTAGCGCAATACCTCGACTTGGGCATCACAAAAGAGCAGATAGTCGATAAGATAAACGCGTTCGACTGGCTAGACCTGCAAGAGGCTAAAAACGAAAAGGAGCTCGCAGCGATAACGCTACGCTTTTACGAGGGGTTTAATATCCAAAGCGCGCCAGCCTTTAAGGCTATAATCTTAAAAGCTTTTACCCATAAATTCGTAGAGGCTATAAGATACATACGTGAAGCCGTAGAGCACGTACACCACAGCTACAACGTCGAGGGCAGCAGTAAAGGCTTTCAGAATGAAACGGTAAATAAGTTTTATTATATAAACTACTGGGCCGACAAAAAAGCTATTCCCGTGAACTACAACGAGAAGAGCCAAGAAAAAAGAGCGCTTTTTAACCTCGATACAATAATTTTATCTATCTTAGCGGACAAATTAAACGCGTTCAACGAGTACGAGCGCAACAAACCTAAAAAGAAATAAGCCTATGCTAGTTATAAAATTCGCCGTATTGGTATTTATATTAGCCTTAATTCACGATTAGAGAGATGAGCATTTTAAAACCTAAAGACAACACCTACCAATTGCCAGCTATTGCTGACCCTAGCGACTTGTTTAAATACATCGCAGAGTATAACGGCTTTCAGTATTACGAGACCGACAGCACGGGCGTAACGCCTAACGAGGTGGCGGACGCTTTGTTTTTTATTGACCGTATTGACGTAGCTACGCCGCTAGAGAATAATAGCCGCATGAGGTTCGACGGCGTTATGTTCATAGGGAAGCCCGCCGATATAGGCACGGACGTAAACGCCTCGACGTATAACGACGGGCAGTTTATAAACATTATAAAAGACCTGCTTAACCTCGACTTTGCGAAAGAGCTGAGTTTTTATATTGCGTGCGACTTTGAGACGATCATTAACAACTTACGGCCTTTGTACAACTCGGTGCGCTACACGAAAGCGACAAGCTGCACAGGCGTAGAAGTAAATTATACAATTTTAATATAGGGCAAACCAAGTTGGCGAGCGAGGCGGAGACGTCTAGCCGTAAGTCCGTGACTATAGCGTCTCGAAAGTGAGGCGGGCAACCCTTAAACTGATAAGATTATGGATTTAATTGACATTATAGCGCTGAGCTTTGTTGTATTCTTGGCAGGACTTTACGCGGGGGTATTAATATCGGCTAGGTTCTTCGTTGGCTCGATCTCAGACAAAGAAGTATGAGAAACTTAATAGCTAAAATAGCCATAGGTTTAACAATCATAGGTTTAACAATCATAGGTTTAACAATCATATATTTATTAATGTACGGATCAGGTAAATTATGAACTTAGAGGCT